CCCTTATTTTCCCGAGACCGTAAGTAGTAGGATGGGAAAACCAATACACCGTTGTACCTCTTGCTTCTGGATTAGATTCCGCTAACTCGACTACATCATAATAATCGTCAACCGTGAATTGATTCGCCATATCTCTGTTGTTTAGTAGTTATAAGGGTCAGAAATTTCATCTATCCGCGCGATAAATTGTGATTCTGACATAATCTCATCTAAATCCTGCCGCAATCTGTTTTCTGATTCTGCCCATACTGCACCATAAATTCTACGACCTGTTATCTCATCCGAAATCATAACCTCATAAGCGTTTTGGTTGTAGAACGGTGAGTCCTGTACGCTTATGTCGTAGTCGTTAACAAAGTCTTTTACTGTGTATGCCATATCTCTGTTGTTTAGTATTGACCCATTCCAATAGCACGTGCCTCATCTAATAGGAGAAGCATTTCGTTGTAATATCTTGACCCCATCGCAAAACCGCCTGAATTGTAATGTTCAGTTTCGACTAGTTCAATTGCCTCAGTAAGCAATTCTATAATCTCCTTGTTTTCTACACCTGCCATATCTCTGTTGTTTAAGTAATGGTAATTTCAATTTCATCGATGTACTCATCTCGACTATCATACAGAACTCTGTAATTTATTTCATAGCCATAGTGTTCCATGTCTAGAATCCAATCCATAGTGCGTTCGTAGTCGTTATCGTTAGGGCCAATGACTGACAACAGCGCACTTTGATTATAGTTGCCTAGCGTGACCTCAAGGGTGCGTACAAGGCTGTCCAAGTCATCAATAAATTCAACCATATCTCTGTTGTTTATAGATAATTAATTTCTGCGTCAGGTTCCTCTTTTGCCAAGTCTTCGATAACCTCGATAAATGACTCTTCTTCGTCAAAATCCAAGTTCATGGTGATTTCAACTAACCGACGATAGTCTCCCTCTTCAGCATCTACATAACCGTAGTCATCAATGTAAATATCTAAATCGCCTTCGCCTGAGTCACGCGAATCAAGGTAATCATGTACCTCATCAAACTCTAATCCTTTGATTTCAATAAGCATATTTCTCTTGTTTGTTATGCGTAAATCTGTATGTTCCAGTCAAAGCCAAACTCGCTTATCATTTCCCAGTCCGAAATGTACCCGTTGCTTTGCCAGCTGTTCAAAACATATTGAATATTACCTTCCGCGCTTCTCTTGCCGTCTGTCTCGACTAGAATAAACCCTTGGCTTTCTTCGTTACCCATGTCCAACGCAATCAATCCGTAAGACTCGATGTCATCAATAATTCCGTTATAAATTCTATTATCCATAATTCTATCTTAATCTCTGAATGTAAAAATAAACCTCGTCACCATCATCAAAATCAAATGTGACACCCCAAATTCCTAAGCTTTCAATTTCGTCGGCAATGTCATCAGCTTCTCTATCGGTAATGTCGTACACCGCAATCCAAGGATTAATCATTTGTCTTGACGGTTTCGCTCGAACCCGAAACTCAGCTTCAATGATTTCTGCTAAGTTTATAATGTCGCTCTCGTAAACTTTAAGTCTTGGCATGCTTTCTATTAATCTAAATCTGTTTCGTTCATAATGACTACCGTTCCGTAAAGAGGAGTGCTGATACCTGTAACTAATGAAGCAGCTGGATTCTTTTCCAAGTTGAGTATCCGTCCCTCTTCATTAACCAATGCAATCTCACCTCCTCCAATATGGATAAGTTCAATGTATCCGTCCACCAATTGCTGTAGGTGTCCTAGCTGGTCGTTTTGCAACTCGACTTCGTAGTCGTTTCCTTTTGGCGGTATCACTTGTACTATTGTTGGCATATTCTAGCGTGTTATTATTTCTACTAAAGTAAGCTTAATTGTACAAACGTGCAAATTTATTCTTGAGATAGTGCTTATAGTACGCTACCTTCATTTGGTCCAATTCAACCGCCACAACCTCTTCTTCTACCTCAGCAGCATCTTCTACCGCTTTCACCTCTCCGTTCCATTCCGTGATGGTGCCACCAAAAACCTCCAAAGGAATCCCGGCTTGTGTAGTGTAGGTTCCGTTTTGCAATTCTGTCGGTTCACCTTTATCATCCAAAAGAAACACGTCAACACCCGGTTCAAATGAGTCTGACTCCGTAGCAATGACAAGTCCCCCCTGAAGTCTTGTTTCTTGATAAAAGTTTCGCTTTCGTAAGGCTTGGAATATTCGACTAAGCATGGACTTCGGTTTGTTCATTTCAGCAATCTTGTCTGCAAAGTAACCTTCAACGGAAAAACCACGCACGTTTTGGTCTTTGACTTGTGACCACATTTCCTCGTTGTCAACCTTAACGCGAACCATCCACGTGCCTTCAGGAACAGACAACCCGTAAAGCGAAGCTTTATCTTTCTCCGGGTCTTCCACAATCCAAGACTCAACTACGCTTACTCCCTCTACCTTAGTTTCGTGTTCAAAGGTGTGTTGGTTGGTTCGGTTCTGTTTTAGAAAAAGTTCGCTTGCTTGTTTGACAGTGTCCTTGCTGAAGTAAACATCATACTCCTCTGCGCTTTGCTCGTCATAGCGAGGTATCAGTTTGTCCGGAATTAAAGCAGGTCCAATTAATGTGCGCTGCTCCTCATCAATGGCTGCTAAAGTCATCATAGAGCGATTCTCCTTTGGACCACCTTGCTTGCTAAAGAAAACCCAATTGGACTCAATGGCCGGGTACTCAACTAAACTAATAGCTTCTACGCCATGTAGCTCGCTGCCTTCTTCAATGACTAATTCAATAAGTCTTCGTCCGTTCATAGTATTTAATATAATAGTGTTCACAAGGTAGTCTGCGCATTGATTCTTGCTTGCAGTAATTGCTGTCCTTCTAGCTGACTTTGAACCACATAGGCTTGTCCTGCATTTAAACTTGGTCCCCCCGTGAAGTTTTGGTTTGCATTGCCTTCAGGAATTAACGCTTGCTGCACAGTGCTTGGTGGTCGTGAACCAATGTCACCGGGTACGTTCACATCCGCAGTTGCCATTATGGATTTAATTTGCGCAAACCCTGCTGTCAACGCTCCAAACATACTAGCGATATAACCAGCCAAAGTAAATGGTGCTGCCGGGCCAGTTGCTGCTGCTGCCTCCGTTGCACCAGCCAAAGCGGAAGCAAATGCTCGTCCTTGATTAATAAGAATTTCCGTGATAGCAAACGCTCGTTGCGCTTCTTGGTTGTCTTCGCCAGCACGAATCAAATCGCCAACCGCCCGAAGCGAAGTGTCCACAAATTGCTTACGCGCCTTCAACCTTGCTTGCTCACCTTTTCTTGCTTCTTCCGTTAAAATCTCTTGATGCTTTGTTTCGGCTGCTTCAATGTCCGCGTTCATTTGCGCTTGCAGCTGTCGCTCTAATTCTTCGTTATCAGCGACTAAAGCAAAGCGTTCTTCGTAACCTTTAACGATGGCATCCTTTTCCTTTTCAAACCGCAAGTCCTCACCTTCAAGCTGGCTGTACTCCAAGAACTGTTCAATGCGGTCCGCGTTTTCAACCATGCTATTGTACTCAGCATCATCGCGCTCTTTCTTTCTTTGAGCTTCTAGCTCTTCTTGTTCAATCTGCGCACTTAGATACTCGTCGCGCATTTGAGCCAGCTCTATAAGACCTTGCTCTTCTCGCTGTCGAATTTGCTCCGGAGAAGCACCTTGCTCCTTCATTCGCTGTAACTCCAGTTGCAAGGACTGTTCAAACTGTTTCTCTCTTCGCTGTTGACCGTCAAGAAAAAGAAGTTCTTCCTTCATATTCAAGTCTTGAGTCAGCTTAATGCGGTACGCTAACTCTTTCGCTCTGCGGTCCGCACGTCTTTGTTCTGCTTGTTCCGCTTCACGCTGTTGAGCTTGCAAGTCTAACTCGGCTTGGGTCTCTGCATTGAGTTTGTTTTGCCTTTCAATTAATTCGTTTAGCTGGTCCTGATAGCTTTGTGCTTCTTGCCCAGCTTCAGCCATATTCTCCGCTACGCTTTTGGTAGCCGCAGATACACCACGCAAGCTAATCATCATGTAATCCCACCAGCCTAACTCGAACGTCTGCGACTCTTTGCGTTTTTCCGCTACCTGCTCAGCCAGCATTCGTTGCTGCACACGCAGCACCTCCAACTCGCCAGCGCGTTCCATCGCCATATTTAATCGCTCCAAGTCTTGTGCTTGGGTCAGGTCAAGTCCTGCAATCTCTCTACTGCTTTGCGCCAGCGTTGATTGCGCTGCCTCACGTTCATCTATGCTTTTTGTGGAGTCATTAACAATTTCTAAAAGCTGCTGTGTAGACACATTAAAAGCCGTTTGAGCTTGCGTTGCTTTTTCTGTTACTTCTGCCTGAAACTTCATAGCCTCTGTTGTGCCTGTGAAGAAGTCTGAAACTTTGTCCCAATTTTCAACTATCCACGTGAGACCTTGTATCAATAGAGGTAATCCAAGTGCCGCAATCGATGTTTTCAGTAAGTTGAATGAAGTGCTGGCACGTCGCACAGCTCGCGATGTTCCTTGAAACGAACGAATCGTTCTCTGTAAACCACGAGGTAGGATGCTGCTGAAAATATCAAGTAGACCCTTCCAGTCTTTCTTCTTATTACGGTCTCTTGTTTTCTTTAGACTCTCGTCTAATTCCTGAGCTTTTGTTTTTGTCGTTTCAATTGCCTCATCGATTTCCGACAATCCTTCTACGACACCCTGAGCATCAAGTTCACCCGTGATTTTTATCGGCTCCATTTTTCAGTACCATTTTAATTTTTACCCACCACTTAACACGCAAAGAGTAGTAACCGTAGAATGTGTTCCAAACCGGGTGACCACCAATTTTGTTTTCTTGAGCGATTCGAATTGCAGCCGGAATCGACCTACCTACTGTATTAATATATTTTTCCATTAGTTCCATAGCATTTGGTCATCGTTTTGGAATGCGATATTATTTCCGTCTTGCCATAAAGCGTCACCTGCGTCAAGAGGTGCAGGGATGTAATGGCTGCTTAAATCGACGTCCACAATATTTACCATCGCGCTGTATATAGTGTCTTGCCCAGCAACCCCTTGCACTTGTAGCTCTAAGGTTGCTGCGCGTGTTCCCGTCGCTACTGGATTTACGCTAATGGTCCAATCCCCAGTTGTCATTAACGTTTGTACAGTTCCAACACTCCTCGGTAGTGAACCGTCGTACTTGAACCCTAGCGCAAATTGTCCAACTGCTGTGTTTCCAAACACTCCGGTTGCTGCTGTTGCCATACCCGTTACTCTCAGGTTGATTTGGTAAGTGTGTGCTATTCTGAGGTCAATTGTGAAAGGCGATGTGCCGTCGGTAGTAAAATCGACGTATCCTGTTGAGTCGTTAACCGTCGCTTGCACAGGCACCGAGTAGTCGTTAATGGTTACACCATTTGAGGAGTAGTTTGTAAGACGATTGGTTTGATGCGTTATGATGCCTCCTCCGTCATTAATGCCTTCGTCTTCACCAATGGGTGTCCATTCATCACCATTAAATGGACGTGTTGGTCTTTTCCATCGACACGTACTTGTTGCCGCGTCCCACATCAGTCCATTCTCCTCACAGCAAACTTGAGATGGTGTAACCGCACCGTTTTCATCTTCCCAACTAGTAGTGCCATCAGCATTGGAGCCGACCCAATTCTGACCACAAGTACTCTGTGCGCCAATCACGCTTTTTATCAACCGCGCTGAGACAGGACGTTTATCGCCTACCGAAAAGTTACCTAACTCAATGACACGGTAGTAATCGTGGTCTATGAATATTTTATCGTTCCATTTTAGCTGTGCTACGTCTTCAGCATCAAGTAGCAAATTGCAGTCTAATATTTTTGCGCGTACGTCACGTAAACTTTCTACAGCTTGTTGATGATATAGCCTGTAGTTGTAATTAACTAAGTTAAAAGACCCTACCCCGTACGGACTAGACGCCACACCGAACTGAAAGTAAGGGACGAAAGGTATCCCAACTGTCGAGGATGTATGTGGTTGTTCGCTAAAGTTGCTGAACAGCGGGAATTGATTTGTAAGGATTGAACCTACGTAATACTGTGTCAGAGAATTATTTTCTACGAACTGACGCGTGCCATTATAGTATGCAATCCAAGGTGCGTATGTCTCTTGCTCATACGTGTTGTCTTCCGTTTTTGAGTAACCCACTGCTATTAAAGCATCACAAGATGAACCTTGCGAGTTGCCTGTAGGAAAGTTTGGTATGCGATGTTGTTTTAAAAGAGAAAAAGTGCTTTCATACTTTTCAGTCTCAGTTGCAAAATCATTACCATTACGAATATCGCACTCTCCATTAAAGACATCAGAAATTCCTCCAAACAAATCAACACTTGCGTATCGATACTGTCTCAGGGCTTTTTGATATTCGGTAGTTGATGAAACTACCATCCCTTGACTGCGGTCTAGCTTTTCTGTCCAGTCTTTTTTATTGCCTGTTTGAACTAAGTCGACCCAAGGTTCAACAACGATTGTTGTTGGGTCATCCGCGTATTCGACAAAAGATAAATTGAAATATTGAACGACGTTTTTAAGGAAAGCCGACGGTCCTCCTGTTAACAGCATCTCAGGCATGTCCAGTGTTTGTGAACTTCCACCGATGTCATAAGAGTTGCACTGCCAAGTACTGCCCACTGCAATCAGGTTCAAGTCTGTAGAAGCGTTGTGAACAATGTAAGCTTGAGCCTCTTGCGCTTGCGCAGTAAAGTTAACAGCTATGTCAACTGACAGGGTGTTTTGAGTGCCTTGCGTAAAGGTCTGGTTTACTGAATAGTTTTGCCCACCTGCTGTAACTATAAACTGTAGGTTAAAGTCACCCGTTCCCGTTGTGTTAAAGTTCACGGAAAACTCAAAAAGGAAAGTTCCCTGTGCTGGAGACAGAAAAACCCCACCTGCTACTAAGTTGTCAGGGTCGTAAAAATCACCACCGCTTTCCACGGTAAACCCTATGGGTGTCGCTACATTCGTTGGGCAAGCTAGGTTTGTGGTTCGACCCACACTAAAGCCATAGAGCGCACGATAGATGTTACCCTCTTGCTCTGTTCCAACCGCCATGTAAAGGTTGCTGAACTTATCGGAATCAAAGAAGTTGCTGCTAACTGCGTAGCCAGCGTAGTTAATGATTTTCTCAAACAGATATTTAACCTGAACCGCTGGCTTTAGATTCACCGGGTCCACTCCTGCATTTGATTGAGCAATGCTTCCAACAGTCGATTGATTGAAATGCATCCTCCAACCTTGGTTAAACCTGTCCCCGTTATCAATCAACGGGTAAACAATTACACCTGCTCCAGCACCGTTCGTTATGTCATTTGTTACATCCCAGCTATCGATAATGTTTTGAGCAGTTGATTCGTGGTCGAGCAGAACGCCTAACACATCACGCCACGTGATTTCTTTAATTGAAAAGAAGACGTCACCTACTTGACCAAGAATTAAGCATCTATATGTTTTCTTTTCTTCGTCAAAACTTAAAAGCTGTAAAGCACCATCCATAATAGACGTGCCGTTGTCACGAATCTGAACGTATGTTTTTTTATCCGTTTTCCAATCCGCAGAAAAGGTGTTCAAATTGTAAAAAGCACGAAAGAAATGATTGTTGGTTTCAGTATAAGGTAAATCAAAGGTTAAGGTGTGTGGTGACTTACGAATAAGAATGTTATTCAAATCTTGCACCACAACTTTTAACTCCAGCCGTGTTCCCGTAGTGTCTAGCTCCGTATCAAAGACGGTAGGTGCGCTTTGTTTTGCCGCAAATAACTGAATCATAGTGAGTTGTTGTTTTTACCAAACTCAATTGCAACCGAATACTGTGACAGTTCTTGGTTCTCTGCAATTTTATATGTCACCGCTCTATCTGTTATAACCACCGGAAGCCATCCGAATTCCTGAATGTAAACCTTTGGACTTTGTAAAAGTGCCTCCATTAATGGTTTCATTTCCGCACCTCGAAAACCTGTGTTTAAAGTCATCTGCTGCACTCCTTTCACATCATACTGCTGCCTTCCACCTTGCCAAGGATAATAGTTCAACCCACCAGACCCGGCTGTATAAGCAGTGCTGCCGCTGGAATCGTACTCCCTTGTTTGTACGCTTGTGGTCGTTTTACTACTCTTATCAAACGTCAGATAATCCCAACCACCTATGCCATTTAAAAACGCTAATCGGTAGCTGGTGTATCGGCTACAGTCGATTCTCTTAAACGTATATGTTTGAGTTCTTTGTGTTGTGAATGTGAGGTTAGAAAAACCAGCTATCTCGTAACTGTCCCAACCAGCATTAGCTGCATCTCCCGGAGATGCTGATGGGTTTAATGTTTGGTTCTTTAAGTTAAAGGGACCACAGAAAAAATATGTGATGTCGCTGTTTCCTGAGCCAGCCACGCCATTAGTTAAACCGCTGGTGCTTAACACATTACCAGCAACGTCTTTGTATTGCACACGCCAAACAACAACTTGCGTGTTCACGGTGTTGTCCAAATTATTCGTGAATGCAAATATACCTTGGTCACTATCTGTTACGTAGTGAACGTCGGAAACCGACAGGACCTTTCTGAATTGGTCGTTTGGTATGTATGTGTTTAAAGGAGTCGCTGTGCTTGGCAAAGACACAGGGTAAATACCTCCCTTCCAATAATAAAGGTAGCTGCTGTCCGGAAATGTCACAGTATATGAGCTGGAACTTACTGAGGTAGCGTAGCGGTAACCTAGACGAATCAACTTGTTGCCCGTAAGGTTAATTGAGTTTGCGCCAACCGTTATTTGATGAATAGCCTGTCCCGATGAGTCGACCTCGTCATACATCACGTAGTCGTTTAAAATTTTCGCAATCTCAAACACACCACAGTTTTCAGAGTTTAGACCTGCAAAAACCTCAACCAAAGGACCGAGTCCTTCATAAACTTGTAAAATGTAACTAAACCTCGGCTGCGCAATTATTGCGGCATCGGTTTCCTCAACTACAAACGTCGCGTAATCCGAGGTTCCAATAAATGGTTTAGATGCAAGTGATACCGCAGTTGGCTGTTGGTGTACTGTGAATGCCATTATAAAGAGATTGTGATAATAATTTCGTCCTTAAAAGTTTGGTCTAATTCTGCTTCTAGGTCTTTAGTCCAAGCTAACTCCATGCGTGATTTCCATTTGGTAAAAATCATATCCATTGACTCAGAAGCAAACGGAGTCGGTTCTATACCATATAAATATATATTCCTCGAAATCACTTGCACCCTTTGTTTTCTTGGGACAAATCTACCCTTGGCATCTCGAAAACCCGGTAGCCTTTTTTGAATAACCCATCGGTCAATTCCACCGCGCAGACCACCCGGCCTACCTGTGTTTGTTCCAAATCGAAATGGTGATTCCGGTGCTTTGTCTTTCTGTCCTCGTAAGAAACCACCAACTCCGTACTCCACGTATTGCCAGTACTCTGCACCTTGAAATGTAAAACCTAACGTAAGAGAGTTGTCTCGATTAACTGCGTACTCGTAGCTTACGCTTTTACGTAAATTACCACTTGCGTTTTTGTTCTCTTTATCTAATGCGTGTTTCGCGGCACGAACTAAAGCTTTGCCCATTAAGTTGTAGGTCCGCGTTAGGTTATAACAGGTCCACGTCTTTTTTCCGTTGCTATATGAGAACCGAATCAATCCCACCGTTAGGCAATCAGAGCGTCACATAGGTTGCTGGGCAAAGGCACGCGAATACTTATGTTAGCACTCCAACCAAAGAGCAGGTTATCAAACCGAAATTGAAAAGGCTGACACATAATAGGAAAGTCCACCGTGTAGTTTGGGTTTGATATAGGAGTTGATTGGCTCATTGCTAGGTGAAGCTCGGCAAGCACGTCTTGGATAATAAGAAGGTTTTCGCTCAACACGTTGTTTATCACTTCCTGTTGTTCTTCAAATACTATGTCGGCAATCACAAGCTCAAAGTCTAAGGTTGTAAACTGCTTGTCTACTTGTGCGTTGGAAACCTGTGCGTACATCAGCGGATAACCATTGCTGGGTATTTTATTGATGTCAACCTCGTCGAAGTTGTTCTCGTAAAAGGTTTGCACTTGCAGATGCGCATTTGCAATGTTTTTAAATATGGTGCTAACGTCCTGAACTGTTCCCATTGAGTTTTATTTTTTGGCTCATCGCCACGTCCTTTTCGTAAGCTAAGAAAGTTAATGCTTCCCGAACGCTTAGGTCAGTGACGGTTTCTATATTTAATATATTTCCGGAAGCAAGTTGATAGATTATTTGGTACCATCCCCATTTTTGAGCGATTGGATTCGTTCCTTCTCCGCTAAATATTGTGGCAAACTCTGCGCTGATTCCTTCGCGATAACTGAAAAAAAAACCATGAGCGAAACAGCCACCCCAAACGGAGCCTGAAGCATTGCCTCTGTTTTACTCTGCGTCGGTTTGTAAGGCTCTACCTCATACCAATTAGAAACCTTACGTGTGATTGGTCGATACAGCACGCTCATAATCTTGTGCATGTTTTCGTCTGCGCTCTCACAGTATATCTCCAAGTCAGCAAACTCACCCACGCTTAAATTCTCCATGTCGGGTACCAAGCCGTACTCCACTTCATCCATGACAAACGTCCGTTGCACTTCGCTTGTTTGTGGAGGAGTGCGCAACCAAGTCAGTACCTTTTCAATTCGCAAGATGTCCTTGCTTGTGATTTTAACAAGCTGGTCTTCCGAAGCGTTGGTCAGTATCCGAATCGTTGCCATCACTTTGTGAATGTCTTGCTTGTGCTTTTTGTCCAACGCAGTGATGTCCCGGTACTGTTTGATTGTTATTTCGTTGTAATTGCTGGGGAAATAAAGAGTGAATTTCATCGAATGTAATATTTACCGGTTTTCTTAATAAGCTTATTTAAACAAACATAACGTACTGCATCCACTCCGTGATTCCAGAGGTCGACTGGGATATTAAGTATCTTCCCGTTACGGTCCGTCTGCCACTTGTAGTTTCTGAACTCTTTGTGCAGGTTGGTGCTTGCCTCTGTGATGTAAAGCTTGTAACGACGCATGGCATCAATACCTATGCGTATCGAGTCCGGACCTTTCTTCGCTCCTTTAATATTGAACCCCATGCGGTGAATCTCCTCGATTGATTTTGGCTCGCTGCTATCAGCAATTATCTCCATGCGACGGTCCACACCTAAGTCACGTAGTTTTTTTGCCACGTCCGGGTTGGTCAGGTTTGTCTCGTACAGCAGTTCGTCCATATAAATATCATCGCCTTGTAAATAGACACCGACAATTACCGTTGGGTCGTTTGAGAAACCCCAGTCAAGTCCGTACGCCACTAGCTTTGCGTTCTCAGGAACCTTTGGAGTTGTTGCCGTGTGAAACACCACCTCCTTGCTTACACCGCGCTCACCAAGTCCGTAGACAGTCCAGTAGTATTCGTCAGTTTCTCTCAGCCTTTCAATCTCCTCGACTAATTCCTTGGGCAAGAACGGGTTATCGAGGTAGGTGCTTTTAAAGAACTCGCTGTCATCACGTGGTATGACTTTGTCGTACAGCCAGTGGTACTCGTCGCTGGGATTGAAGTCTACAATAACTCTCCACGTCGTTCTTAAGATTAGTTGCTGCCAAGAACCCCAGTCTAACTCGTTGGCTTCGTTGCAGAAAAGGACGTCGCGCTTCCGGCCTCTCACTTTCTGGCTCATGTCAACGGAAATGAACTCAATGGTGTTACCAAACAGAGTGTATAGGTTTTCCGATTTGTTGTGGTCGTTAGCGTTGTATAAACCTTCGGTTTCCAATATCTCCATGAAGTCACGCAACACGGACGCACGAAGAGCTGGAAAGGTCTTGCGGCAGATGGTGATGACCATTCCTGCATTTGGATTGGAATGGCAAAGCTCAATCAGACACAAGCAGACAGACCATGTCTTTCCGCTACGCGTGCCACCTTGATGGATTTGAATCTTAGCTTTGGAACCTTTGCAGTCGTAGTACGTCTTTGCTAACTTCATTCATCCAGCAAGTGTGACTCCGTCTGGTCGGTGTGGTCCAGCACTTCGTCAAACCAAGACAAAGGTTTCTTTTCTCTAATAATCACTTCTTGTGACTCAGTGTAACCACGCTTTTTACCTTTGGTCTTTAGGTAGAAAATGGTCGCACTTGGGTTGCCTTGCTTGATTAACTTGTACAGATTGCTTTCCGCAAAGTCTACCGACGCTTCTGCAATGCCTTGCACTTCCTTCGCGTACTCATCATCGCTCTTTTTCCAATCGTAGTGTGTCCAACGACTAATGCCTACTTGCTTACAAGCCACCGACACCACACCTAGAGAACGCTCTAAAGCTTCGAGCATTGATTTCTTCTTGTCGTTCATTCTTTTTTATGTGTTAGGTATGTAAGCTTTTCCGTTGACCTTTATTTTTAGGTTGAGGTCCAAATTGTGCATACGGTTGATGACTACTTCACAATATTTTGGGTCTAACTCCATCGCATAACAGGAGCGTCCTAGCTGCTCACATGCCACCATAGTCGTTCCGCTACCAACAAAAGGGTCCAACACAATCTCTCCTTTTTCAGTGCTGTTTTTAATAAGGTAAGCCATTAACTCCACGGGTTTCATTGTTGGGTGTTCCCGGCTTGACCTTGGCTTATCAAATTCAAGTACGGTGGTTTGCTTGCGGTCTGTGAACCAACGGTGCGACGCTCCTTCTTTCCATCCATACAGACACGGTTCGTGCTTCCATTGGTAATCTTGCCTGCCCATAACCAGTGTGTTCTTAACCCATATCAAGCACTGACGTATTTGTATGTTGGCTGCTTTCAATGCTAGTCGAAAGTTGATGCCTTCGGTGTCTGCGTGCCAAACGTAAAAGGCACTACCGGGTTTGATGCATTCCATCGCACGTGAAAAAGCATCGAGCAGGAAAAGATAGAAATCGTTATCGGCCATGTGGTCGTTTTCAATCTTCAGCTTTTGCTCCGTACCTCCTTCGTAGTTCACATTGTATGGTGGGTCTGTTACCACCGCGTCACACATCTCTAGTGAGGTTAATTTGACGTAGTCATCGTACTTGGTTGCATCTCCGCAAAGCAATCTGTGACTTCCAATTTCAATTAAGTCCCCAACCTTTAGGAATGACTCAGACGGTAGCTCCACTTCAAAGTCATCGTCTGATGCTTCCGTTTCTAGTTCGTTTGCAAAGTCAATATCAACACCCCAATCTGTAAGGTCTTCTGCGTCGTAGAGGTTTGCAAGCATCTCCATATCCCACGCACCGAACCCAGCGTTGTCTTTAATGACAAACTCCTTCTGTTTTTCTTCGTCCCAATCAACAATTACAATTGGGACTTCTTTTAGTCCTGCTTCCTTACAGGCTCGGTACCGCATGTTACCACCAAGTATGACGTAGTCTGTGTTTACAACGATTGGCCGCGTTGACAACATCTCCGGAAACTCCTGCACGCTTTTTACAAGGAGCGCAAACTTGTCATCTTTAATGAACCGAGGATTATTCGGGTTTTGTTTCAGTTGTTGAATCTTCACAACTTGCGAGGTAGGCTGCTTCAAGGTCTGCTAGTTTTTGGTTTACACATGAGCCACAGCGACTAAGCTTGTGACGTATTTTAAAGATATCCTCATACAGTTTTAACGCTGCTTTTTGATTTTCTAAAGTAAGGCTGCCTGATTTATAAGATGGGCGCAGCGTGTCTTCCCATTCCTTTTTATGCGTCTCGTTCATTAACGTCAGAAAGGGAAAGCGTCTATTTAAAGCTACCTTTCTTTTTTCACAACCACAATCACCCACCACTGTCTCCACCAACTTCGCCACTCCTGTCGCTTTTGCCACTGACTCCACGACGTCCCCCAGTCCTTTCGGCTTCTTTTTTGAGATACGCTTTCGTTTTACAGATGCTTTTGTTGATGGTGCTTCTTGAGATTCCTGTTTCATGTGCTAGGGTATTAAGTGAATGGCTCTGATAGTAGTAAACTTCAAAAAGTTTTGCATCGAACCAATGTCGGTCTTTTAGTTTTTCTTGTATCCATTTCATTTCCACTTCATAAAGTTCTGGTGGTGCTTCAGCTACTGCTGTGTGAAATGACTGGAATTGAAAAGTGTTCTCTTTGTGTTTCTTGTATTTATAGTAATACGGTGAGTTTTTTGAAAAAGCACTGATAGACACCATGCGCAATATATAAAACAGAAGCTGTTCTTTCTCACACAAGACTTTGGCCTTTTCATTTGTCAAGGCCCACAAACAAATATCTTGAAACAAGTCATCACCGTCGGACACCTTCAATCTACACAGCGATTTTAGTTCGTTGTGTCTTTGTTGGATGAAGTGATGTACGCAGTTCACAAGTGCTTCGTCACTTTTAGATTGGTTAGTTTTATTTTATACTTCTCCACCATTTCCATCAACTCAGCTTGAGAATACTTTACAGGCAAGTTGCTAAGTCTTAATACTTCGTCTGCCGTTCCCTCTCCATACTTTGCATCAAGCACTTGACCGTGTACGTACTGTTGACCTCCGTTCATATTGCACTGCTTACATTGCAAGGATGCATTAACAAGCGGTGGTTGATGGAGCCAACGTGTGGACTTTTTAGCTCGTGTAATAAAGTGACCGCAGTCCGCTTCTTTGTAGAATTTTCTTGCGTTGCAGGTTACGCAGTTACCGTAGCCATTTTCATCGGTTTCAAAAAGCCGGACGTATTCGCTGTAAATACGGTCCAACTTCTCCACCAATTTCTGTCGTGGTGTTTTCGCCATAAAGCTAAGATAGGCCACAATGACGTTTCAAAGTGACCTACCAACCGGAGGAAAAAGGCTCCAGCACTTAACCTACCTTACCCAGCTCGGTATCCTAAGAGGTTGGATAAGGTTAGAGTAACTCATAGGCAATCCATCCCATGACTTAAACTCTTCCACTAATTTATACAATTCTGCCTTCGCCCACAACATTGCCTCATCTGTTATTTTAAACACTCCTACGTTGTATGGACCACTTTTTTCAACCGTACACCATGTAAAAGTGTCCATTCCGCAAACCTCACAATAAATAGCCGCTTGTAAATAATAGTTCATATTGTACGCTGCTCGGTGAAAACCCTCGGAACTTGCATCCTGCACTGTTTTCAAATCCCAGATGCCGTGTTCAGTTACTCGGTCCACGATACCTTTAAACTCGACACCTCTTATTTCTTTCTTCACCGGAACCTCGCTGTGTCCTTCCGTCATTATCAGACTAGCTTCCGGGTGTTCCATGATTTTAATGTGCATGGCCATAATTCTTGCCAGCTCCGTCTCGTCAATCACGATGCGTTGTTGTGCCTCTTTTTGATGTTTGGTAAACTGCGCCTTACCATTCTTGGTACGTCTGTCGACTTTTGGCATAACGTAGTACCTATCTTCAAAACTCTCTCTTTCCAACACGTACGCGTGAAACGCAGTGCCAAACTTCATCTCCGGTGTTTCCACCCGGTCACCCATTACGTACTGAATATAGTGCGATGGACTTTTTGCATAGGCTTTTAAAGCACTGTAGCTTAGATAATCTCTCTTCATTTGGTGTGGTTTCGGTCCCAAGCCTCACGGAGTCGTGTTCCGCTTCCTTTAGGTTTTGGTGGTGGTGAGTCTTTTACTAAATCCTTCAGTCCTAAAGGCTCCAGCTTTCTTGGTGATTTTTCAAAGTCTTCTGACTTCCTTTGTTTTATTCTTTGCTCCATCATTTCAGTGCGAACCTCTGACTCGTACCGACGTAAAACCTCTAATATCTCTGCGGTCTTTAAGCGTTCGAAAAGCTTACCAAACTTGCCTTGACGTATCATGTTGAAGGCCAGCCTTATTTCTTGCAGGGTTATTGTCGGGTGTTCTTCAATTATGCTTTTGCAGCAAAACTTTATCTCGTCATCACTCTTAAGCGTTTTGTTATAGTCTTGGTCACGGCAAAGCGAACCAACCTCCGCGAGCAACCATCCCCGAACCATTGCTGGCATTTCCTTAATTGCGCTTTGGAGATTCACTCCATTGTAAAATGCCTGTTCCGGTTTAATCGGGAAGTTACCCGTTTGCAATAAAGTCGTTAAGGCCGTCCTTGGAGAAGTTTTCTGGATTGAATCCTTTTTCATTTTTAGTGTGGTTTTGTGGTAAAGGCCAAAAGGTGTCCCACCTTCGCAAGATGGCATAGTTAATTAACTTAACTGCTTGTTCCTCATTACTATTGGATAACTCCTTTAAACGGTTCATTGCCATCGTCTTTGCTCGTTTGGAGTAGGTCTTCTTACGATTGGCTTTTTGTTCGTCAACCCAATCATTCCATGCCTTACTTAAAGAATCGGTGTTCCACCATTTATTAAGTTGTTTACTAACTGCTTTACTAGTTGTATTACTATGTTGCGCTTTTGACGTAGCTGAGTGTTTGTTTTCCGTCACCCTGCCTACTCGTTTTTGAGTATGCTGCCTTGCGCTATTTAAGTATGCAGCGTCAACAGTAACTTCTCTTTTGCGGCCATCAAACTTTACAAGTCTTAAATGTCCTGCTTCAATTAAGCTACCGATGCTGCGTGAAATGGTGCCGGGACTGACATCAAAATCAAGAGCCAAGGTTGCGTTTGATTTGAAATAGGGAAGGCCACCACTCACCATTGCTAAGACATCGGAAATTATAAATTTCTCAACAGCAGTGAGTGACGGGTTCTTCACTATCTCTATTGGTATCCACAGACCTTTCATCTCCATCGGTGGTCACCTGTTCTATCCACTAACGCTTGTTTCACCATGTTCAATTGTTCCGTGAGCAAGTACGCTCGGTAACCTTTAGAATTTACAATCAAGCTTAGTAGAGTCTTACGCATTCTCTTCAGGTCTTGTGTTTTCATGGTTTCGTAGCGCGTTAAGGTCTGCATCTCTTAGTAATATAAGGTCCAATATTTCATCGGCACTCATTCCACTGTCAAACCTTAACTCCGGCAGAACCTTTAAAAAGTTTCTAGGCTCCGCGTTGTACCATCGATTGCATGTTTTTTTCGTTTTGTTTAAAACCAAGTCAAATGCATCTTGTGTGCCGTACGTCATTTTAATAAATGTGTCCAGCGTTTTTGGTTTATTGACGTCTAAGTCAGGATGTGCTTCTTTCAGTTTTCCCATGATATAAATATTCCGTTACCACTACTTCGTTACCCCACCGCGTCGGTACTTTTTTATCTACGCTTTCAATGTTCCAACCACTATCTCTGAGGTTAAAAACAGTCGCGGCCAAGCGTGTGTTACCTAATTCATAGACAGCGTCTAACGATGTGATTTTTGGCTTTACCTCAGTAAAGTATTTAATGAGTCTTTCCTTGTGTGTCATTTGTTTAGGATTTCGCGTGTCTTAATTAATTCCTTGGCGGTTCGTTCAATCTCCTCAAAGGTGATTTGAGAGCCGCTTGTCGTTTGCAGCTGCAACAATTCAATGGCTGCGTTAATCGCCCACTGATTTCCAATTCGCTCATCGCGGTCAGGACTATTGAACGATACTGCCGCTGGTTGATTTGATGGTGCTTGCCCATTAAACCCCGGCTTCTTTACTGAGCCTCGGCTCATGCCTTCGTACTCTCCTTTGATTTCGTACTCCGCTTCTTGTCCGGGTTTGAATGGTGAAGCTTGAGACTTGTGAGCAGCTTTAATAACTGTTCCGTCTTCAAAGGTGTAGACGAACGCCCATTTTTGTCCGTATTTGTCCTCGTAGGACTCGGCTGCGGTAACCGATTCGATTTTTGATACCATCGTAAATTGATTTGATGTATGTGGTTGTACCAATCGTTAAGGGAGATTGGCTTGCCCATTGGATAAGTCGTTGTTTTAATCTTCGGCTTCGGCCCACTCTCTGGAGTAACTACAGTACTCTTCTTCGACGGCCCTATAAGTAAACTCTTTATTAGGGTCGTAAGCGACCTGACGGTCCAGCCATTTTTCCGCATCTTCTTTTGTTGAAAACACCGAAAGAGCGCGTGCCTTATAGATTACTGCTTCGGCACTTACGGTTGCGTTAATGTAAACTGCTCCTCTTTTCATTGGTGTGGTTTTGCACAAAGGTAACATAAAGTAGGACAATTCCTACGATTAAGGGAAAGAAAGTATTACCTTAGAGGTATGGAAAACCACATAAATACCACAACATGGGTACTAGCAAGCCACCCTTGGGGAGAACCTGAAAACGGCTGGGCATTCAAATCTGATAAGAAATGGCAAGTCCTGCGCTTTGAAAGCAAGCAAGACGCACTGGATGCAATGGATGACGATGACCGCTACCACGGAGCAATACCGCTTGAAGTTGACGAACTCGAAATCCACGAATAATGTGGAGAGAAGGCTACGACTACCCAAGCGACGAAGAGCAGGAAGAAAGTCCTGACTTCTTCGAACGCGCAGACCACGACTACGAACAACAAAACGATAAATAACAATGGAAGACCAAACCAAAAACCACGCCTTAGACAAGTTGATTACAGACACCAAATGGCAGATTGACTACCACAAGAAAAAGCTGAAAGAAAGCGTCGAAATTTTAACGGCACTTCAAGCGGCAAAAAAGTGGAAGGTCGAAGACGAGCCGGAAACCAGAGGTATCGTAAACATGGACGGAACTATCGAAAAGTTCACGGGAGAATACTAAACTAAAGCCGGACTACTTTTTCCGGTTTTTACCAAAGACCACGGCTTGGAGGATGCGTGATAATACGTTTACCACCTTATCGTCTTTTTTTGTTTCCGTTAGTGCTGTAATTGTTCCCGCTGCGGTAATTACGGCAAGAGCCAAACTTGCCCAGTTTTGTGTAATAAATTCCATCTTACTTTGTGTTAATCCATTTATACTTTTCAGAGACCACAAACGAAGGACAAGCCTTACTTGAATATTCGTTGTGTCCATGAACGCTTAGCCAACCAAACGTAGTGCGCAAGCTAAACACTAACTCCATAAAAGCCAACTCCTGTTTAACAGTCATAGTGTCTGCTGGCTTGCCGTCTTTCAAACCACCAATGTAACAAACTCCAATCGAGTCGTGATTTTCTCCTTTGGTGTGCGCACCGGGTTTATTGATATCCCGGCCACGATGAATAGAGCCGTCTGCGTAAAGACAATAGTGATACCCGATATCGTCCCACCCTCGCTTTAAATGCCAACTTCGAATGGTGTCCACTTTGACATCTTTACCTTCTTCCGTTGCGGAGCAATGAAGTATTATTTTATCTAGTTCACGCACTGCAAGACAATTTCATTCGATTCCCTTTTTAGCCAGCAATATTTTAATCTCGTTTACTCCTTCAAGCAAAACATCTAAGGATTGTTGCACCCTAGTTTCTTGCTTTTCTAAGCTAATCAAACGACTTTTTATTTTAGTTAGTTCGTTTTCCATCTTCACGTAAGTTCCGATTATCCCACCAACTGCACCTACCGCTACGCTAATCAGTTCGTAATTCATTGTTCTAAATTTCTTCTTTCCATTCGCTTGTTTCAAGCAAATCAATAATTTCTTGCCAATTGTAAAAACTAACCACATCCATAGTAGCGACGAAGGCAGGTTCCAATTTATACTTTACGTAAGATTTACTTTCGTCAAGACTGTAATGTAGCGTTTCAATAGAATCTTCCATCACTTCACTAAAGTTAATCTTGTCAATTTCATCAACGTTAAAAACCATATATGTTCTGTCTGAAAAGTTCATTTTAAACGTATCTGCCTGCTAGGGTATTATAGTTAGACGTTATCTCTGTTGAGCTTAAAGCCCTGTTATAGACTGCTATTACTGAATAGCTAACCGCAGGGTTTTCGGTAGTGGACCTATCAGGGTCTCCTGCAATACCAACCGGATTAGTAGGCATTGACTGAGTGCTTGAACGAGTGTCTGTCTGACTAGCGTTTTGATACATAGAAAAAGCACTACCATTTTTTACCACCGTGATGTTTATCCAAGAATTTCTAGGCCAATATTGAGTCATGTTACCGCCATTGTAATACTCAAAACCAGCAGGCGTAACCTTCATAAACCGCAACGGGCTTGATTGTCCTCCATATCTATTACCAAAAAGCACATCGTAAAATCCCGCTCCACTACTAGGTATGTTTAACCACAAACTAATTGTAAAGGAACTAGTGCTTGTCTGTGCCGGAAACACAAAGCTGCTACTAGTAGCTTTTTCGTTACTTCCGTCAAAGTTGATTATTCCACCTTTGTCAGAAGACCAATCACCACTTTCTGTGTTTACAAACGTGAAGTCGTTGTTGTTGCTTGTTAAATCGTACCATGTACTTCCTGCTGCTGCCGAGTTAAAACTGTTTGTGTTCCCTGCATCTAGGTGTAAAATCAATCCGTTCTGAATGATGTCTGCCGTAGCAGCACCATCGATGCCTGAAATCTTATCAATACCTGAAGTTGCAACACCACTGAACTCATCAATAGCTGTATAGGCTTTACCTGATATTTTATCTATCGCCATTACGTCAAGTCTATGTATTCAACAGACGGATTAAAATAAATTACGCTTGTGCTGATTGCGTGTCCCATTACTCGTTGAAAGCCAGAAGTCGGTGCAGCGCTACTAACAGATGCATTCGTTGAACCGAAAACAGTTTCACCTGCCGTCAGGTTGGTTGCTCCGTTGGGATTGACAAACCCATGCAAGACAAAACCCTTAGCCATTGATGTTCCTATTGCTACACCTAACAAGGCTTTTTGTGGTGCTTCGGATGCAGTCGTGTAGAACACCCATGTAGCACCTGAGTAATAGTACACCCTTCCTGCAATCGTAGAGCTTGCGGACGAACCTAGAAACGTAATGTTTGCACCATCTCCATAAGCACCCGCAACGGTAAGTCCTGCTTCGTCCTGTTCAATTCCTGCTTCTGCTCGAAAAGTACCAAGAGACTTTACAGGCATTCCTGAATCGCCTAATGCTAATTCATTGTTTCCCGCTAGTAAATAAACATCCGAGTTGCCGATGTCCTTTATTTCGAGGTCACCGCTGTTGACGTCAAAGATTAACGAGTTGCCATCGTTATCATAAGTGCGGTCACCATTTGCTGTTAGGTTCGAATTACCTAGGTTGGTGTCCGTTCCACCGCTTCCGTTTGCTGCCGCAGTAATCCTGCCTTGAGCATCAACAGTTATATTCGCTGCTGTGTAGCTACCTGCTGTTACTGCTGTATTGTCTAAGCTGACTACAACGTTTCCCGTAGTTGGATTTGCCGTTAATCCAACTCCACCTGTCACATCGTCAACAGGAACACTTGGGATTGTTGGCTTGTTCAAAATAACGGCTAAACCGCTAGTTGCGTTCCAATCCGATTGTACGTTGTATTTATTTGTCCCTTCCGCTATATCGTCCGTATCCAATACAACCGCGCCCACTTGAGTATTCACGGAATCTACCGCGTTCACTTCAGCACCTGCTGCAATACCTGCGAGTTTCGTTGCATCAGCTGACGGGTAGGAGTTCTTAGCGTTGTTGGTTATTATATCAGATGCTTGCTGCGCAGTGATTCCTACCTTGGCATTGTTTGCGCTTATGTCTGCGGCTTGTTGGGTAGTGATACCCACCTTAGCGTTGTTTGCTGTAATGTCTGATGCTTGCTGAGCAGTGATTCCTACTTTGGCGTTGTTCGCTGTGATGTCATCGGCTTGAGTTTGAGTGATACCAACCTTAGCGTTGTTCGCTGTTATGTCTGCCGCTTGTTGAGTCGTGATTCCGACCTTCGCATTGTTTGCGGTTATGTCTGCCGCTTGTTGAGTCGTGATTCCAACCTTTGCCGTATTTGCTACGACAGCCGAATTTGCTGCAACT